TGGTGATAAGATTAAGTTTATTAAATTAATAGAAGCAAATCCATTTAAGTTTGATGTAATAAGTTATGTTACAACACTACCAAGTGAATTTAAACTACAAGAATATATTGATTATGAAACTCAGTTTGAAAAAACTTTTATTGATCCTATTAGTTTTATCTTATCTGCCATTGGCTGGTCAGCTGAACCTAAGGCAAGTTTAGAAAGTTTTTTTTAATGAGAGTATTACCACTATTTTCAAAAGTCTTTTATGAGACAGTATTAGATTTTTCAGATGATGATTTAAATATGTTTAAGTCTGTTATTGATACTTATGAGATAGAGAGATCAGGTCTAAAATCAGATACAAGTAATAATAGTTTATCTACCAAAACAAAAGAACTATTTAAAAATCCTACGTTTACAGATTTAGTAAAAAAAATTAGTAATGAGTTTCTATTATTTCAAAATAAGTATATGAAATATACTAAGAATAATTTTGTGATAACAACCTCATGGGCAACATTAACAAAACCTAAACAAGAGTCTAATTTTCATAATCATTTTAATAGTATGTACAGTGGCATATTCTATATAAACACACCTAAAAATTCAGGTAATATAATGTTTGAAGACTTTAGAGATAAAAGATACAACTTAGAAACAAACGAACATAATGAATATAATTCACATGCTTTTACGTTTGTACCTAAACCTAATATGTTGATATTATTTCCTAGTGAAATTCATCACAAGATTTTAAAAAATAACTCAAATGAAGACAGGTACTCAATAGCGTTTAATATGATACCAAAAGGAGATGTAGGATATGTTGGAAGCGATTCTTATTATAGTCATTAGTTCTCATTGGGGTTTTGCTACAGGTGGTATATTGGCTATTAGAACTGACTGGTCTATACCTAGATTTATATTAATATGTTTAATGATGAGGTATTTTTTATTAAGTTATGGATTTTAATAAAATTATAAACGCTGATAGTTTAGAACATCTAAAAACTTTAGATGAAAATGTTTTTGATTCGTGTGTTACAGACCCACCTTATCATTTACAATCTATAGTGAAAAGATTTACAAAAGGACCTGCTGCTAAACACGGTAAAGATGGCTCATTTAATAGACTATCAAAAGGTTTTATGGGGCAAGAATGGGACGGTGGTGATATTGCTTTTCAAAAAGAATTTTGGGAACAAGTATATAGAACAATTAAACCAGGTGCTGTATTATTAGCATTTTCAGCTACTAGAAATTATCATAGAATGGCAGTTGCTGTTGAGGATGCTGGGTTTGAAATATTTGATATGATTAATTGGATATATGGTAGTGGTTTTCCTAAAAGAAAAAACTTATTAAAACCAGCACACGAGCCTATTCTTATGGCAAGAAAGGGTGTAAATAAAAATTTAAATATAGATGATTGTAGAATAGATTTAGTTGAAGGTGATGATAAAAGACTAGGTGGAAAAGGAACTTTTAAAACAGATAAGATGGCAAAGAACGACTATGGAAAATTTGCTGGTAAAGATATAAGGTCAAGTGAGTTAGGTCGTTATCCTGCTAATGTAATCCATGATGGTTCAGATGAGGTGAATGAGGCTTTTGATAAATTTGGTAAAAATAAAGGTGCTAAAGCACCAGTAAAAAAATCTTCAGGTAGTTTTCATTTTTATGAACACGAATATAAACAAAGAGGTGATGATGGTGCGTCTTTTAAAAATGATACAGGTAACGCTTCAAGGTTTTTCTATTGTGCTAAAGCAAGTAAAAAAGAAAAAGAAGGTACAGACCACCCTACTGTTAAACCTTTAGAGTTAATGAAGTATCTAGTTAGATTGGTTACACCTAAAGATGGTTTAGTTTTAGACCCTTTTGCTGGTACAGGTACAACTGGTGAGGCTGCCATATTAGAGAATAGAAAATACTATTTGATAGAAAAAACAGATAAGTATATACCAGCTATAAACAAAAGGTTAAGTAAACATAATAAATTTTTTATATGACCTTGACATTATCGTTATTTTATAGTATACTACCTATATTATTTGTATGTTTATTATTATGGATGTGGAACAATGAAAAGTGATTTATATAATGAATTAAAACAATATGCCAATGAAGATAGATTGCCTGTTGTTGATTCTATACAGTTTAAAAGATTAACAGATACTTACACTAAAGAAGTGTTTAGAGAAACACTATCTGAATATATAGCTACAGAAAAACCAAAATTTCCTCTTAGAACTATCTCATTTGAAAAGATGAGAGATATATTTTTTAAATTAAAAAACTTTGATACTTCTAAGATATGTACACCTCAAAATCAAAATCAAAATCCTGTATTAGAAAAATATGAAGATTACAAGTATCCTTATAAAACTCATGGTCTAGGTTTAATAGAATCATCATCACAATTCAATGACGCTTCAAATTACTTTCACCAAGATTTAAGATTAGATTGTGGCACTTGGCAGTTTAAGTCACCTAGAAACACTTGGGAAAACGGCACACCTAAACAGATATGGTCAACATTAGGTGGTTTATGGCGTGGTGTAAATAGTTCAAAAGATTTATCACCTGATAGTTATATAGAAGTTATAAGATTAGGTACATATATCGCAACACAATTTAAACCTGTTGTAGCAAAAACTATTTACGATATGACAGAGGCAGAAAAAGTATTAGATACTAGTTGTGGTTGGGGCGATAGATTGTGTGGTTTTTATTCATCAAACGCTAAGATGTATATAGGTTGTGATCCTAATCCTTACACATTTGAAAGATATAAACAACAAGTAAGAGACTATGAAAAAATATTAGGCAATGATAATGTTAAGATTATTGAAAAACCAGATATGTTTATATCTGAGGGCAAAAAACAAGTGATGATATTCAATAAAGGTGCTGAAGATTTACCTTATGATAAACTGCCAAAAGTTGATGTAACATTTACAAGTCCACCTTATTTCTCTACTGAAAAATATAACGCAGGCGGTGATAAAGAAGAAAATCAAAGTTGGGCTAAGTTTGATGAGTATAATAAATGGCGTGATGATTTTTACTTACCTGTGTCTAAAAAATGTATGGATATATCTAAGTTTATTTTAATTAACATTATGGATCCAAAGATTAAAAATAAAAGATATTATTCTAGTGATGAGTTAGTTGATAGTATACCAGATAAATTCATAGGTCAAATAGGTATGAAGATTAGACAAAGACCTAAATCAGATAAACTTTTTGAAAGTGAAGAAGAAAAGAGAGCATTTGAATCTGCTACATATATAGAAAACGTATGGTGTTTCGGTCCTAAAGAACACGACTTTTTTAAACATAGTAGAAAGGCAACACTTGATAGTTTTTTTGAATAAATAGACCTTGACATGGTAAAGAAAATAATGTATAATAACAACATAAAAAGTGATAAGGAGATATTAGAATATGAGCAATTTTCTAAAAGANATAATTAAAGAAACAGGTAATGAATATGCTACATTAGTGGCAGACGGTGTTGATTCAGCAGACGTAACAAGTTTTATAGATACAGGTTCATATNCNTTTAANGCTTTANTATCTGGTAGTATTTACGGTGGTATGCCAGCAAANAANATTACAGCAATCGCTGGTGAAGCNGCTACAGGTAAAACATTTTTNGCCTTAGGTATNTGTAANGCATTTTTAGATAAAAACAAAGACGCTGGTGTTATATACTTTGAATCAGAGGGTGCTATCTCAAAAGATATGATTGAGAGTAGAGGTGTTGATTCTAGTAGAATGGTTATTGTACCAGTTGCTACAGTACAAGAATTTAGAAGTCAATCAATAAAAGTGATTGAAAAATATTTAGAACAACAGAGTCAAGTAGAAAGCCTTTGTTGTTTGTATTAGATAGTTTAGGTATGTTATCTACTACAAAAGAAATGGAAGATACGGCTGCTGGTAAAGAGACAAGAGACATGACTAGATCACAAATAGTCAAGTCAACATTTAGAGTATTAACATTAAAATTAGGTAAGGCTGGCATTCCATTGATTATGACCAATCACACTTATGATGTTATTGGTTCTATGTTTCCACAAAAAGAAATGGGTGGTGGTTCAGGTTTGAAGTATGCTGCTTCATCAATCATCTATCTAAGTAAGAGAAAAGATAAAGACGGTACCGAAGTAGTTGGTAATATTATTCATTGTAAAAATTATAAGTCAAGGTTAACAAAAGAAAACGCTATGATTGATGTTAAGTTAACATACAAAACAGGACTAGATAGACACTATGGTTTACTAGAACTTGGCGAACAAGCAGGTATATTTAAAAAAGTATCTACAAGATATGAAATGCCTGATGGTTCTAAAGTATTTGGCAAAAACATTAATGAGAGTCCTGATAAATATTTTACAAAAGAAAATTTAGATACAATTGATGAATATGCCAAAAGAAAATTTACATACGGACAAGACGAAGAATAAACGATACGTTTTTGCTCAAAAACAAGGTGACGATTTCAGTTGTATAAAACTAACTGAGGGCGTTTATAAAGACATTGTTTATAAGTACAATCACGTCAAGTTTTCTCAAACAGAAAATGAAGATGGTGAAATACCGTTAAAATTTACATTTGACATTTTATCAAACCCTAGTAAAGCCAGCATTGACACGGAAGAATTTAAAGTGTATATTGGTGACATACTAGTAGAATTAGTGGAAGAACAACTTAAAAATGGGTCTATCATCTTTGAATAATAACGAAAGAATTGAAATAACTATACTGAGAAATTTAGTCTTTAATGAAGACTTTACTCGTAAAGTAATACCTTTTATTAAATTACATTATTTTAATAAAAGAGAAGAACAGTTATTATTTAATCAGATTGACAAGTTTGTACAAGAGTATAAAAATTTACCTAGTAAAGAATCTTTATTAATAGAACTTAATCAAAGAAAAGATATTAACGAAGAACAACTAAAATCTGTAAAAGAAATTTTAACTACATTACAACACGAAGAAGTTGAACAACAATGGTTATTAAATACAACTGAAAAGTTTTGTAAAGACCGTGCTGTTCATAATGCTGTATTAGAAGGTATTAAAATATTAGATGGCAAAGATAAGAAACAATCACCAGAAGCAATACCAAGTATCTTATCAGACGCTCTTGCTGTTTCGTTTGATAACCATATAGGGCATGATTATCTTGGTGACGCTCAAGCTAGATTTGACTGGTATCATACTAAAGAAAAAAAATATAAGTTTGATTTATCTTTCTTTAATAAGATTACAAAAGGTGGTGTGCCTAGTAAAACTTTAAATGTTGCTCTCGCAGGTACAGGTGTAGGTAAATCTTTGTTTATGTGTCATGCTGCTTCAGCATTTTTAACACAAGGAATAAATGTATTGTATATTACTTTAGAAATGGCTGAGGAAAGAATTGCTGAAAGAATAGACGCTAATTTATTTGATGTAACAATAGATGATTTACATGAAATGCCTAAACAATTGTATGATACCAAACTAACTAAACTACAAAGTAAAACTACTGGTAAATTAATTATTAAAGAATATCCTACTGCTTCTGCTCATAGTGGTCATTTTAGAAGTTTACTAAATGAACTAGCATTAAAGAAAAGTTTTAAACCACAAGTTATCTTTATTGATTATTTAAACATTTGTGCTAGTGCTAGATTTAATGGTGGTAATATATCATCTTATTTCTATATCAAAGCAATCGCTGAAGAATTAAGAGGTCTTGCCGTTGAGTTTGATTTACCTATCTTTACTGCTACACAAACAACTAGAACTGGTTTTGTTAGTACAGATATTGGTTTAGAAGATACATCTGAAAGTTTTGGTTTACCAGCAACTGCTGACTTTATGTTTGCTCTTATGTCAAACGAAGAACTAGAGGCGTTAGGTCAAATGAAAGTAAAACAATTAAAGAATAGATATAATGATCCTTCTATGAACAGATCATTTATTATAGGTGTTGACAGAGCTAAGATGAGATTGTATGATGTTGAGAACTCAGCACAGAATATAGTAGATAGTAACCAACAAGAAACAAAAGAAGAATATCCTACGCCTGACCAGTCATATGATAAGTTTTCTGATTTTAAATTATAATGCCAAAAATAATGTCAAAAAATAAAACACAAAAAGTTAAATTTCACAGAGGCGATAAACGGCCTGGTACTCCCACTGGCAACTTAACGTATCGTAAAAGAATGATAAAGTCAGGTGATGATATTAAGTGGGAAGTTATTGAATATCCTAGAAAACTAGTAATTAGTACATACTTTTTTGAAGAAGACGCTACAGAATTAGTTAAATTTCAAAATAAACACAAAGTATGGAAAGAAAATGGTGGGATTCCTTTGTTTTTGTGCTTAAACAAAGCATAAATAATAGTACATCAACAATTGATTTATATGGAACAAGTGATAATATTAATGGAATTTATGAGAGAGAAATGTTTAGTTTTAAAGGATTCATTACAAAAGACAAGAATACCCATTTAGAGCATTTAGAAGACGATATAATTAATCGTGGTTCTAAGGGTGGCAGAAACGCCGTAAACTTCTTAAAGTCTATAAGAAATATGCTTGCTGGTTCGTCTGGCAAAAAAGTCAATATGACTGTAAAATGGGACGGAGCACCAGCTATAATTTGCGGTATCAATCCAGAAAACGGTAAATTCTTTGTTGGCACAAAAGCAGTATTTAATAAAACTCCCAAAATAAACTATACGCCTGCTGATATATCAAAAAATCATAGTGGCGGATTAGCGTCTAAATTAAACATAGCATTAAAAGAACTTAAAAAATTAAATATCTCTGGCGTTCTACAAGGAGATTTTTTATTCTCTCAATCAGATTTGAAAACAGCTAACATTGATGGTGATAAGATGATTACTTTTACACCTAATACCATAACTTATGCTGTGCCTGTTGGTTCAGATATAGGTAGAAAAATACTTAGAGCAAAAATGGGTATTGTATTTCATACTAGTTATAGTGGTAAAAACCTAGACAGTATGACAGCAGGTTTCGGTACTGTTAGAAGTAGATCAGGTATAAGCTCAGTATTTTTAGCAGACGCTGCCTATAAAGACGTAAGTGGCTCTGCTAAATTTACAAAGTCAGAATTATCATCATTTGATTCATTAATAAGAAAAGCTGAAGGATCGTTAGGTAAAGCAGGTCCTATATTAGATGAAATGAGTAAATCAACATCTGATAGTTTATCAATAGCTTATAGATTAAAAACATTTTTTAATTTTTACATTAGAAATAGTAAAGGTGGCATGGCAAAAGTTAAAACATTACAAGACATGTTTAGAAACTATTATGAGGCTTTTGTTCAACAAGAAATAGAAGCAAGAAAAACTGAAAAAGGCAAAGAAAAATATAGAGAAGTATTAAAACAAGGTCTAAGTTTCATAGACAAAAATCAAACAGCATTATATATGGCAATTGCCTCTCATGTTAGTTTACAAACATGTAAGAATACTTTAGTTTCAAAACTATCTCAAATACA